AGTAACTGAAGATGAAGATTCACAAGATGATGCGCCAATGGATGCAGAGCCTGTGACTGAAGAAAGTGTCCAAAAGAAAGAAAGTATTTCAATTCCCCTTGAAGAATTGAAGAATTTCTTAGACAGTATGAAGAGCGAGTAATATCATGCATAATGGATTAGATAAATGTAAAGAGCGTGCTATGAAGATTGCTGGCTCTGATTCCAAAGGTGGATATATGAACGAAGATATGACTGACGAAAAAGGTATGTACGAAGACGAAAAGCGTATGTATTCTGAAGAAACGCGTATGGAAATGGCTAAGGAAGGTATGGCTCTTCCAGATGGCTCTTATCCAATCAAAGATAAAGCAGATTTAGAAAATGCTATCCAAGCATATGGTCGCGCTAAGGATAAAGAAAAAGCAAAGAAACATATTATGAAGCGTGCTAAAGAACTCGGACTTGAAGACATGATTCCAGAAAAATGGATGGATGGCGAAAAGTCTGTAGAAGAAACAATCACAATGGAATTGGCAGAATTTGAATCTTTGCAAGAGGAAATCAAATCCCTGCGTGTCGTTTTAGATTAATTCAATCTATAAGCGAAAATAGAGCCAGACGGTTCGTTCGGTGTTGACTGGGCGTAGTCTGTTTTCAGAAACTAGTTAACCGAAAATTGGACAACGGAGGTCCACTAATGGATAAGGCAAGAGTTACAGAACTCAAAACTGCCCTAGCCGAGCGCGTTGCAAAGATTGACGAAGCAACAAGCAAAGGCGTTAAGGTTGAAGGAACAAATGTTGAAATTTCAGCAGATGTTGCAACTTCAATTCGTTCTTTGATGGGCGAAGCAAATGAAATTAAATCTTTGATTGAGGCTGAAAAGTTCTCAGGAGAAGTAAAGGCTTGGATGACTGAGCCAGTAGATAACAGTGTTGCACTAGATGCAGCACCAAAGGCTATGACAACTTCACTTGGTCAAGCATTCACAAACTCACAAGAGTTTAAGAATCTTGTTAAGTCTGGTCGTCTAACTATGGATGCACCTTTTGAAATCAATGGTACAATGGGAACAATTCAATTTGACCCACTAGTACCACGCGGTCAACGCCCAACACGCGTTCGTGACCTATTCCCAGTTGCAGCAACTTCAGCAAACTTGATTGATTTCTTCCGAGTTACTGGATATGCAGCAGGTGGCGAAAACGGAAACGCAGCACCAGTTGGCGAGTACGCATCAGGCGCATTCGTTGCAAAGGCAAAGTCAAATCTAGTATTTGAATCAGCACAAGCACCAGTTCGCACAATTGCTCACTATGAAGCAGCACACCGCAATGTTCTAGATGATGTTCCACAACTTCAGTCAGTAATTGACAACGAGTTGCTATATGGTCTTCGTCTTGAAGAAGATAACCAAATCCTTAACGGTGCTGGTGGAGATGGATTGACTGGTATTCTCCAGACTGCAAATATCCAGACCTACACCCAAGCATCATCAGAAGTAAACTCAGATGCACTACGCCGTGCAGCAACCAAGGTAATCCTTGCTAACTACCAGCCAACTGGATATGTAATTCATCCAAATGACTGGGAGAACACAGAGTTGCAGCGTGGTGAAGACGGTCAATATATGTTGGCAGTCAATGTTGCAGTCGGCGCAGATACTCGTATCTGGCGTTTGCCTGTTGTTGAAACACCTGCAATTGCAGAAGGTACATTCCTTGCTGGAGCATTCGGTCTTGGCGCACAGATTTATGACCGCCAGATTGCTAATGTTCGTATTGCAGAACAGCACTCTGACTTCTTCATTCGCAACGCAGTAGCAATTCTCGCTGAACAGCGTATTGCTCTTGCAGTTAAGCGACCAGAATCATTCGTAAAGGGTACTTGGTACTCTGAGTGATTTAACCTTTGAAAGAAGGTAATAAGAAGTAAACTAATAGGGGTGATGCTATGTCGGAATTGTATGTAGTTACAGTAACGACTGGCATCACCTCTATTAATTATCCTAACACTGCATCAGAATATGTTTGGGATACGAGTTACAATAGATGCCCAATAGATGATTCACCAGGTTATGCCTGCTTTGAAGTTCCAGGAGGATATCGTGACAACCAACACCCATTCCCACCAGCCAACTAATAAAAAGAAGCGTTCTAAAAAAGTTGCTGAAGAGGTTATTGCTAACGATTCAATTTCATTTATTGAAGAAGAAAATACAACTGATACAACTATAGAATTTGCTGAACCTGAAGTACTTGTTGAAGAGGCAATAGTAACGCAGCGCGTTATTAGTGAAGAAAAGCCTGTAAAGCCTAAAACCCATGAAACAAAGGCTATTAAGAACCCACGCTCTCCTTTTAAGGAATCAGAGCCTAACGGACACATTATTCGCTTAGGTGAAGAGGTTGTAGTTCCTGGAGATGACCTCGGTACTGCTATCCGTGTATCTGAAGATGTGTACCGTGAAGTGTTACCGCGTAATTCAAAGCGTTCTTCTTATATCCTGTTATTTCCTAAAGGCTCATTAGTACCAAAACATTCTGCACAAAAATTGGCGTAAAACCGAATGGCACTAGTAACTGTAGATGACCTAATTGAATACATGAGTGACATAAGCCTAACTATGAATCAACAGGCTTCTGCACAATTGATACTTGATGCTACCCAACAACAGTTAGAGGCTTATCTAAATCGCCCACTAGAACAAATACAAGTACGCGAAAAAGTTCGTACTGACCACACTGGAGAAGCAGTATTAAGTTATAGTCCTATTCAAAGAATTCTTACTGCACAAGCACTTAATTTTTCACAAGCGACAGTTACTGCGCTAACACCTGCTGTTTTACAAGTTACAAGTGCAGAACGAGTTGTAGATATGCAACCACTTCAAAATAATATTGTTCCTGGTGGATTCTTTATTGGTCGCCCTTGGACTTGGTACATAATTGAATATTTAGCAGGTGGAATTGCACACCCTTATGCTGACTCAGTTAAGTTAGCAATTCTTCGTGTTGCATCACGCGAAATGACTTTTAATCATGATGATGTTCTATCTATTAAAGATGACTTTGCAAGAGAGCCTGCTAATGCTGAATCTATTCGGAAAGGCTGGACACCTGAAGACCTAGCACCGCTAGACAGACTTCGCCGTAGAACGGTTTACAGATGAGTATGCGTATTGATGCCAAAGCCCTTAAATCTGTTAAGGGTAAGGTAAAGATGATTGAAAGAAGATTAAATAATCCAAAGCCAGTATTTAGGACTATAGGTTCTTATTTATCTCTTTACAACCGTAAAGTATTTTCTACAAATGGTTCTTATGGTGGAAAAGCATGGAAGCCATTAAAGCCAAATTATTTACAGTGGAAGATTAAATCTGGCTATAATCAAGGTACTCTAGTTCGCACTGGTCGCTTGAAGCGTTCATATGTTTCTAGACCTATGAATATTGAACAATACTTAAAGAGTTCTGCAAAATATGGAACTAAAATTAAATATGCACAATATCACCATGAAGGCACAAGTAAGATGCCTGCAAGACCAGTAATGAAAGTTAGTAGAAAAATGACAAAATCTATTAATGAAATTGTTGCAGATTATTTAATGGGAAGAAAAACACAAGTTAAGAGGTTGATTTCATGACTACGATTATGCGTGGTGCAACCTATGTTCGTGAAGCAATTGCACAATATTTAGAAGATAAAATTCCAACAATTATTGATAGAGCGCGTGATGATTGGGGTGTGGATGAATACGAACTTCCATATCCAGTTTCATATCGTGAATATGAACCATATGCCTTAGACAGATATCCTCTTATTGGAATTAATGTAACTTCGGCTGGTAATTTCAATCGTGTTGATTATGATTTAACAATGTCTGAAAAGTATTTAACTAACTACACAATTAGGTTATTTACTTGGGTTAGAACTCCATTAGACGGTGCTGAACAGACCTTGAAGCCAGAATATAACCAGACCATTCGTTTAAGAGATGATATGGCTGCAATAGTCCGTGCTGCCATTTTGCTATCCCCAACAATTAACAATCTGACGGTTTTATGGGATGAAGACACCTTATCGGAAGAATACTCAGAAATTACCCCTGTAAAGGGCGATAGGTTCGTGGCTGGCGTAATCCACAATTTTGACCTACAAGTTGACGAGTCGTTGAGCCGTAATATTCTAGGAGATGCTGATAACATTAGCATTGACCCTGTAGTGCTTGTCGGTCCAGGTCAAGAGTTTACGCCGTATGAAGGAGAGGTTGACGAGGGATGATTAAAGTTTACAATCCACAGTCCACACCTTTGATTTATGGCAATGGAAAAACTATTGGCGGATGCGAATGGGCAGAGGGTACAACCGAAGAATTTCAGGAACTGCTAGATGCTAAGTTGGTTAAGGTAGTAGGTACAAAAACAGAACCTAAGACTGTAGAATCAAAACCTGCTGAAGAAGTTCAGGAAACTCTCGTAGTGTCAACTGATTCTGACGAAGAAACAGGGGATACTATGAAGAGAATTAAAAAACGCTCAGTAACCACAAAGGAGTAACCTAATGCCTGGTGTAAATGTAACTACGGCAACGCGCACTGGTCCGACAGCCGTTGTAACAGCCCCCTCTGGTCAATTTTTTGTGGCTGGACAAGCAGAGCGTGGTTCAACAACCGAAGCAACTCTGCTACTTGGCTTTGCCGATTTTGAAGAATATTTTGGCAACAGAGTAACTTACAGCCATTTATCTGACACAGTTAAAACCTTCTTTGAAGAAGGTGGCTCTAAGTGCTATGCAGTTCGTGTTGTTGGTCCTTCTGCAACTAAAGCAACTGTAACCCTAGATGATGCATCTTCTGCTGACACTCTTGTTGTCACAGCAGAAAACGCTGGTGCATGGGGTGCAGATATTGATGTTGTCGTAACTGGAACAACCACTAAATCAATCGCTATTGTTTATGATGGCGAAACAAAAGAAACTTTCACTGGAACAACTATTGCTGAAATCCTAGAGTCAGCAGCAGGTTCTCGTTGGGTAACAATTACAAGTTCAGGTTCAGCATCAGTGAACCCACTTCCTGCTAACGGTACATTCTCACTAACTGGTGGAACTGATGACCGTAGCAATATCACTGCAACACATTACACAGATGCATTGGAAAGCCGTATCGCTCTTCTTGACCACAGCGAAACTGCAACAACTGCTAACTTGATTACAGCAGCAGATGCAGTAAACAGCGAGTATGCAGGTTTGTTTGCCCCTTGGGTACAAATCAGCACAGTAAGCGGTTCACGCTACATTCCACCTGTCGGATACATTGCAGCGATTCGTAATCGTGCTCATGTTGAAGCAGGACCTTTCCGTGCAGCAGCAGGAGGAATTGCAGTTGCTAGATTCGTAACTGGTTTGAAGTTTGAATACACACGCACTGAAGGCGATAACCTTGATGCAAATAAGGTAAATGCAATTCGTATCATTAACAACTCTGTCCGTAACTACGGATGGCGTTCACTGTCTGATGACACTGCTAACTATGCATTGCTAACTGGTCGTGACCTACTTAACCGTTTGGTAACAGAATCAGAAAAGCGTTTAGAGCAATTTGTATTCCAGACTGTAGATGGTCGTGGACAACTGCTCTCATCAATCAATGGCACTATCGTTGGTATCGTTGAACCATATCGTCAGGCTGGCGGTCTGTTTGAGAAGTTTGATGCAGATGGAAACCTCGTTGACCCAGGATATCTAGTTGAAACTGGAACTACAGTTAATACACTAGACAACTTGGCAAATAACGAAGTTAAGGCTCGCTTGTCTGTTCGTATCTCACCATCAGCAGCATTAATTTCCGTAACAATCGTCAAAGTCGGCTTGCTGGCTGGACTATAAAAAGGAGATAAGACAAAATGGCACTAAGCGCACAACGACAGTTTCTAGTATCTATTAGTGGTATTAATGGTTACTTCATGACCAAATCTGGTGGAGAAGTTTCTAGTGAATCTACTAAGGTATTTGAAGGTGGAGCAAAGACTCCAGAAATTATCACATCACCATCTGATGTTGATAATCTGACTGTATCTCGTAACTATGACCCAGACCGTGATGCTTCAGTACTTGCACAACTTCGTGCAAAGGTTGGAACAGAGCGTAAGACAATCACTGTTCAGCCAACTGACCGTGACTTGGTTGCAATTG